AACAAATGTAATACCAGAGGCAGAAACCGGGTTTAATCCATATGTTAGATTAGCTGTTAAAAAATCAATTGAACCATATGAACCAACATTTAAAACAAAGCCAGGGCCAGCGTTTTGAGAGGCGTACGTACAGTTATCTGTAAAGCATACAGAAAAAATCTCATAACCGTTATAACTAATACTGTTAGTGCTATTAATTTGATACTTTAAAAAGTCTAGAGAGGTCTTTTCAGCAGGATATTCAGCAAAACAGCAACCCATTAACGTATTAAATGGGTCAGCAATATTACTTAGAGTAGAATAATATGTTGTGTTATTAACAAAGTTATTAAACTGACCAATGTTTACATTTCTATCTACAAATCTCTTGTAGATGTTAGTATCTGTAGATACATAAAATACATTTGTATCAGATTTTGAGAATGATATCTTTTTAAATATCTCTTTCTGATAGGTAACTTGAATTGCAGATAAAGAAGAAAATACGTTTGTGTTTTGTGGTTGGATATTATATGTTTTTACTCTTGTTAAAGCGGTATTTGAAACTGTATAAACATAAACAGTGCCACTTTGCGTTAACAAATACAAATTACCGAACGGATCAAACTCTATATCTGCAAATACTTCTGTATTTCTAAACCCAGAAACAGATACTTTGTCTTGAGAATAATCATATAACTGGTTTAAATTAGTTGAGAAAATAGAAAGAGCGTTGTTAACATAGTTAAAGAATACAACATAGTTCTCATTAACACAAAAAGAGCTAATCTTTCTTATATTTGTTCTTGAAGATGTTGCGAAACCTAATGTTTCAAGCGGTACCTCAAAAGTTGTTTTATTTGTTCTATTAACTATAACATCACTAATGTCGTAAATTAAAAACTTGTTACTAATATTATCTAAAACATACAACCTTTCATTGGCTATCTTAAGTTTTGAAATTGAGTTATACTTTAAATTCAAGTTCTTATTTAAGAACTTTGTTACAACACCAAAATTAGGTACAACAGCGCTTTCTTGGAAACCTTGATTAGGAAATTCACTACTATTTGTTACCTCTCCATTATTAAAAATAGCTGAAAGAGGGTAGTTATAAACTCCTAAAGCAGGATAATAAACATTAGAAGAAAGAATAGGAGATAAAGTTGTAGTGCTTAAAATACCTACTGCTAAAGTCAAATAATTACCACTGATAACGAAATCATGAGTGTTGTAAATTATGTTAAAAGCTGCATTACTGTGCGGAATACCATTTACAAAATATCTAATAGAAGCTGTTCCTTCAGTTGAATAGTTAGAAGGAACTAATGTACCACAAAGAGTACCTACAATGTTATTAATATTATCAAAAAACGGGTTTGTTACTGGAAAATTGGGACTATAAACATAGCTATCACTTACAATAGACAAAAAGTCTTGATATAAGCAGGATAGAGAAAAGTTAAAATTATTCTCTGTTAGAAAATCATTAGGTTTGATTAAAATATCCTCTAGCAATACAGGGAATTTTTCTGGTTCAATAGAAATTGCTCTGTTGAACCCTAATGAATTTGATACAACTGAATATAGATTATTCATTACTTCTGATGTTAACCTCGTTAATAATAGTATTTATCGGAATGTTACCCTTTATGTACTCTCTTATTTTTTCAGCAATTGCTTCTCTTTGTACATCGTTTAATCCTTGAGCTCCTGAAACAATAATATCAAACAAGTTGGTCTTATAACCTGGTAAACTAAACTTAAAGTTCTGCTGAATGGTTTCAGTTATGTTTCTCTTGCCTGCTGGAACGTTCCAGTTTATATCTGTAATTCTAGCTGATCTAATAAACAGATTTCTAATATCATATTTTGATAACACTGTGTTGAAGGCCTTTATACCGTACATCTCAAGGTTTTGACACTTGAATTGAGTAGACTCAAAGGCTGGGTCAGTCAATGAAATAGAATTTAAGGCTATAGAACCAGAGATAGGGGTCTTGGAATACTTAATATTAGTAGTATCAGATTCTTCAACCAAGATACTATTAATATAGAGCTTAGAACCACCAGTAAGAGAATTAAAAGTAAATGTAAAGAATAAATCTTGGTTAGCTAATGTTTCTAAATTAGCCTGTAAAGTAATCTTTTCTACATCCCCTGCTACATCTGACACATAATAGTTAAATTTAATTGGGTTACCATCTACTTCAAACAGATTATTAACCTGCTCAACATTAGAAAGCGTTCTTCTAAACCCTTTTCTGTTCTGATTGCTTATGTTAAACGTATCAGTTTCATATTCTAGTGGCTTAATATAAATTAAATTGCCACTAGCATCAAAAACATTAACCTCTTTAAAGCTTCTGGCTGATAAACTACTTGGTTGGTACGGGTCATATATAACATAAGGTCTTGGTTCTATAACTCCATTGTTGTTTACATACAAAATATCCAAATATTTCGTTGTAGGTGCACCAAAGCTTGAAGAAAGAGACTGAAAGTAAATAGGTTTTCTATTATTATCAAGCTTATACAAGTAACTATCTGTACCGTTATCAGAAATTAAGTAAATGTTACCACTGTTATCAGTTGTTACATTAGTAATAGTTTGATTGTTATTTGAATCTTTAAGATATGATAGATTAAAACCATCTAAATTACCTAAATCAGTAACAGAATGATATAAAATATTATTATAAATATACCAGGCTCTGTTGTTTACATCAGAACAAATGCTGTTATTTGCATAATCAGTCAAATAATAAACAGGTAAACCAGCAGAAAGAATAAAGTTATAGGTACTTCTACACAAAGTAAAGTCAGAAATTGTAATGCTATTACCATTAACTGAACCATATCTAGGGAGCTGCAAGTTAACTGGAGTATTAATGGGCTGACTTAATAACATTCCAGACAAAGGATACTTAATTAAAAAGTAATTTTGATTAGTTGCAGCTACTTGAGTATTAAATGTATTGAAAAGCGCGTAGTAGTAAGTATCATCTATGTTAGAACTAACAAAATTATAGGTTCCACCAGAGAAGGAAGTTAAAAGTATTGTATTTAATGTAGTGAAGTTCTTATCTAACTTAGAAAGATAGAAGTCTGAAGTGTTTGGACCTACATTTAAATTAATACCGACGTTGCTTGAAAGGGTACTAATACTGGTAACATAAAACCCCTCAACGTTATTGTTAAAATCAATGCTTAATAAGGCATCTGGTGTCTTAAAAATAGATTTCTCTAAAAGCACCTTTACATTTCTTAATGAATCAAAATTAGTATTACTTACAACAATCTCTGAACCAGAGGTAAACAGTATTAAGTTGTTTAAATTGTCATAATTTGTAATATTCAACCCGTTTAAATTATAAAAATTGTTTAATAAGGTATTACCAAACTTCTTTTTAAAGTCTTTGCTCTTTATATTGAAGCAAATACTATAATCTCCTGAGGCAGAAGTCTTTTGAACAAGTGAACCAGTATTGAAACCATATTCAAAAGAAGCGGCTCCAGCCTGTTGGAGGTTTAAATTAGCATCATAAACATTAATAACATCAGAATTAATCTGATTCTCATAAAGATTGTTATTAATACGAGCAATATCTGCCTCAGATAGTCTATAATAGCTATATGTACTATTAGGCTCAAAGGTTAAATCACTAACTTTATCAAAATATGTAAAATTCTTGGCACTAAGAGTAGTAACAGTGTTTACAAAGTCTGAATTAAAGTTTTGGGTATAGGCTGTTTGTAGAGAAGTAAAGTTTGGATTGTAATAACGATCCATCCAAATAGGTCTACTGTCAAAAGCTGATATATACAACCAAGTACACAAGTAAGTACCTGTTTGATTCTTATCTATATTGTTGCCAGCTACAGTTGGTAATAGCTTTTTAAAGACCTTATCAGCATCTAATGGGTTTTGCCCTGCAAAAGAGCCACAATCAACCAAAGTTGAATCGTTTACATTGAGTTTATCAAACGGAGTAGCACTAACTGGGAAGTGAAAATAGGTTAAGGCTCCTTTCTTGAACGTAATAGGAGCGTTATATGTATAAAATGTTAATGTTAGGTTTGGAAAGCCTAATTCTTGGTCAGTTCCAGATACAATAGATTGATAATCTCTATTATCAAACGGTTGGCCAATGAAGCTATTGGTTGCAGTAAAGTTATAATTTAAATCTAGCTGATTTTTAAGTGGTTGAAAGTTAACAAGGAACTTATTATCCGTAAATACAACGTTGCTTGATACTAAATAGTTGTTCTTCAACCCATCATAGCTATCACATAAAGAAGTTTCAGCTGTTGGAAAATATGTTCTTTTATATGCATTATAGTTAGTAGTAAATTCTGCCAATCTTGTATTAGCATCTCTGTAAGATAAACAGAAAACTGCGCTTAAATTATAAAGACCAAGATCAGAAATCACATATTCATCTACAGACTTTAAAACTACTCTATTTTCTTCTTGTGTAATTAAAAATAAGCTGTTAGAGCTACTACCATTAGGAGCATAATTAAAATAAAATACAATAGTATTGTTTTGCTCATTATAGATGTAGTTAAAAGTGTAAGGAGTTGATGAAAATGTAAGGTAGTTTACATCCTCTGTAAATGCAGGTCCAAGATATTCTTTTGTTTGTAGCTGAGTTAATACTGAATTATTGTTTCTTAGCTTGGAAATGTAACATTGATTTGCATTCAAAAACTCAATATCATACATATTCCAAGAACCTAAATTCCAAATGCTACCTGTTGAAAATATTCCCTCTCCGCAAGATAAGTACGGGCTTGTAGAAGAGTAATTAGCAGCATAATCTTCCCAAAAACCTAGACCAGTAGAAGAAAGACCAACACATTGAACAGTTGTACTAATTGTCTTAGGATAAGAAGCTGTAATTGGTTCGCTTAAGGTGAGAAAGTCGGGTTTATCCAGTTTATCTGTTAAGATAAAGGTGTTATAGTAGTTGATTGAAAGATCTCTAGCAAAATTAAACAGCTCTGTACTGTAAAGATTTAAACCATAGAAATAGTTTGTAATGTTATTTGTTAAATTAACATTACCATCCAAGGAGTATTCTACCTCCATTGGTATTAGAGCTGATAAATTTAGAACATTCATTATCTGTATCTAAAAGAGATATTAATTTCTGTATTTCTTAAAGGTAAACCACTGCCTTGATCTGTAATTAAAGATAAATTAAACGAGGTATCAGTTACAGCTACATTACTTACAATGTTTTTAGTTGTTGTATTACCAGTAACTGTTTCAACTATTGCGGAAGGTAAGTTAGTTACTGCAATAGATTCAACTACGTTACCGTTACCAGTAGGGTTTAATAATACTGAGACAGATGTAGGTACAACCTGTGTTACAGGTGTAATAGAAGCTGGGGTAACAATTAAGCTTGTAATTGGACTAAAGGCTTCAGAGGTAACGTTAATAGCTGTTGGTAAAGAAACTGTTGTAAAATGATTCAATACTGAATTTATACCAACTTTAAATGTATTAGAAGTTCTACTGTCAATTACTGGTGTATATGTTAAGAAGTCATCTGTAGAAGTAGAGGCTGAAATATTGTTGTTTAATGTAACATTTATTGAAGCAAAAATTAAATTAGAAACATTATTACCTGTAATTTGAATTCTAGAACCACCATCAGTTGATATAATACCCGCTACGTTAGAAGAGCTAGCTAATACTGATAAAGTACCTGCATCATTGAAGCTAACATAGCAAAAACCGCTCTTAATTGCTTCATCATATGCTGCAGATAAGCCAGTTAAACCGGAGTTAATGTTGGTGACACTCGCATCAAGATCTAAAACTTCAGACGATAGTACAACAATTGCCAGTGTATTTGTTGCTACCTCTTCGTAAAAGCTAATGTTGTCTGGACCGAGAATAACATCTTTAAACTCTATTCTCTTAGTACCCTCTAGAGTTTCTACTGGAAAACTATCAGTTGGGGCTAGTTCTAGTATCGGTTCTAGATCTGAAATATATTCTGTATCATCAGCCATATTAATATTTATTTAGCTCTCTCTTCTATCCTGTGCTTTATAGAAATAAACTCTGTTATGAGCTATTGGAGAGAGTAACAAACAACCAGCCTTTATGTTTTTCTTACGCTGCTCCTGAAATACATACGACATCCATGTTTGTTCATACGGGTGTCCCCACTTAGTATCAAGGAAAACCTTGCGATTGCCTTGTTTTGTGAACAGTAATGGCCAGTTACAATAGTAAAACTCCCCAATAGCATATGGCAATCCTTCAAAAGAGCCTATAGAATAAGTAACAGTCCCTGGAATCTTGTCATAATCTCTTGGAAATTGTAGCTTTAAATCACCAAAATTATCTAGCCTTACTTGCTGAGGCACATTACAATAAGCCCACTGTTGGTTATTACCACCAAAAAACTCTGAAAAGCTTATTTTAAGATAGTCTAATGCTTCTTTTTCAACAATTTTAAGGCTCTTGTTAAACAAATCATTAGCTTTGGTGCTAAAACCATTCTTACAATAAGTAAAATCAGTATTAAACAACATATCATCTTCAAAGAAGATATAATAACTCTTATCAGATTTTTCAAAATCTTCAGCTACCCATTGACGCGCGCCACAAATACCAATGTTGTCGAAGTTTTGAATAGTGAACCCATATTTATCAGCTATTTCTTTATAGCACTCATCATAGCTTCTTTCTGTACTATTGTTAATTAATACTTTATCTTTAATTGATATCAATTCAGGATACGTAATAGTAAAATTGTTTAATAGCAATTCAAGTTGTGAGCAGCTATTGAATGTTAATACATAAATTTTAATCTCTTCTAATGTTGGAATTTTAAAATTTTTAGAGTTTATAGGTCTTTCTACTACAATAGAGTCGTTTTTAAGAGCCTCAAATATAGTATTAAGCAAACCATTATCTTCAATCATTACTCTGCAAATATCTTCTGGGTAAAGATAGCAAAGAATTGTGAAAATACTCTCCTCTGTACCCATATAACCCTCACTTAAAGTAGAGCGAAGAGTATCATAATATTTGGGGTTAAACTTCTTAATATAGTCACTCTTACCACCAAAAAAACCACCTCTTGCAACATATTGTGAGTCAGCATTACAGCACTCATTAAATTTACTCTTAGTAAACCCATGAATTTCTACTTGTCCATCATACGGGAAACAAACAAACAATAAACTGGAAATGTATTTTGAAAGTTTATTATGAACATTAAATGTTGAAAAATAACTTAGGTTAACAGTAGATGAAATACCTGCATCAATCCAATAAAAATGCTCAGTATTAAATGGGTTCATTATGCAGCTATCATGCAACATAAAGAACTTACTCATTACAACTGGGTTATAATATTCAAGAGAGCTCTGCGGGCTGTCAGCTAACCAACCAGCCTGATTTTTCCATTCAGGTTTGTTACGAATATTCTGGACTTGATTGTAAAAATCAAAATTTGTTTTAAAGGATTCAAGAGGTTTGTTAATAACAAGGGTGTTACGAGGTTCTCTATGTCTCCACACAAACTCTTCTACATCTTTATCACAAAAAATAATTAAATTAATATTTTGAGCAAGTAAGTTTTGAAATTGTGGCAGGTAATGAGAGTTAAAATCTCTCCTAAAACCACCTCCAATTTTATCTCTACCTAAATCCCAAAGACCTGTTACAAATGTTACTTCGTTATTCATACGTTAATTGGTATTTCAAATCTTTGCCCCCAACCGGTTTCTTTCTTGTGCACCCAAATAATATACTTAGCGGGCTTATCATTAGTGCGAATTGTTACAAGTTCAGACTTAATGTTCTCATTTCTAATCTTCTCTAACATATCATAGGTAAAGTCTTTTCTGAACAATTCATCTCCAGAGGCGTTGTGAACTCCAAAGAACCAAAATAGAACGTCTGGGTTATTTTCATATTCTTCTTTTATCTGAACCTGTATGTCGTAATTCTTCAAGCACTTAGACTTCCACTCTTCATCATTCTTATAAACAATTGGATTAGGAGGATAATCAACATTGTCTGTAGTAAACTTATGAGCAAGTCTTAGCTTAAAATTAATACCAGCATAGTCCTCATAATCTTTTAGAGTACGCTTAGTACCAAAACCATACATACCCCAATCAACAGACTCATGTTTCTCACCATCCATGCTAAACAAGCATCTATTACGCTTGTGGCAATCATTGTTACGAATATGCCACGGTACCACCTCTTTATTTGACTCAACGTGGTCATCCCAATGCTTGGTTCTACCCTTACGAGTATATTCATGCCAGCAAATAATCATATGTGGGTGGAATAAATCATAGCCGTGAGTAAAGGCTCTTACAGCAATTGAAATTTCTTCACCATGGAAATAATAATTTGGGTCATGTGGAACCTCTTGACACATTGTGCCCAAAGTAAAGCAAAAGTGAGCTGAATAGAATCTAGCCTTTACAGGTGTTGTTAAGTGCTGCCATTCATCAATTGTTTCAGGTAAGAAGAATATTGCTCCTTCTGGAATAAAGCGATCAAACTTCATCTTCCATGGCTCTTTTACAAACTTAGTATCATCATCAGGGTCAAAAGAGCTAACATAGCTTGTTAACAAAGGCTTTTCATAGCCAGTTTCTTGTAGCTGCTTAATCATACTGATGCATTTACTGTCCCAATCTTTTACAAAGCGCATGTGGCTGTCAATTTGAAGAGTATAACCTTCCCCATTATAGCGCTGCTGGATTAAGTTACGAGCCCAACAGGCTCCTTTGCTCTCCATAGCAGGAATTTCAATAATAATAAATCTAGGATCCTGGCTAAAAATCTCTAGATTATCAAACTCATCTCTCTTGTCGCGTTGCCAGGCAATACAAAATACAAGGTTGTCTGGGTTCGAAGCATTGTCAATCATGCTTCTAAGCGTTGGGATTAGTTGGGGGTCTCTATATGCAGCTATTTGGCAAAAAATCTTATCGTTAGAGGCGGAACTCATACGAGGATTTATACCACCTTAATTATTTTTCAATTAGCTAAGATTGACCTGCCATGTACTATATAGCGCTCCATATGTACAAACTGTCCAAGGTCCATCAGAAACATCATCAGGGAATACAAAGTTTTGGGGTCCTTTCCCATCAGGGCTTGTCCAGTAGAATGTTATTTTCCATGTTGGATCATCAAAAGTACAACAAGACCGTACTATTCCAATTGTTGGGTTTCCATATTGGCTAACAGATAGCGGTTGAGTAGCAAAAATAGCCATCTGAGATTCTTCAGTGTCATTAATTGACCAAGTTAAATCTGTTACAGTTGCCGAGAAAGGGTTATAAACTGTAAGGGTGACTAATTGCAAAGCCTCTGCGCATGTTGGATCTTGAGGTGTTGGTGAAGGAGTAACTGTAACTGTTTGTGTAACTGTAGCTGGTGGTGTTGCGGTTGGGGTGACTGTAACTGTTGGTGTAACTGTAGCTGGTGGTGTTGTGGTTGGTGTAACTGTTGGCGTGACTGTAGCTGGTGGTGTAACTGTGTTAGTAGGTGTTAATGTCTTTGTTGGGGTTACAGTTGGGGTAGCTGTAGGGGTAGAAGTTGGGGTTACAGTTTTAGTTGGGGTTACAGTTGGGGTTACAGTTTTAGTTGGGGTTACAGTTGGGGTAACAGTTGGAGATAAACCAGTCGTTGGTGTGATTGTAGGTGTGATTGTAGGAGTGATTGTATTTGTAGGAGTGATTGTAGGTGTAACTGTTGGGGATGGTATAGGAGCAACTCCACATGGTTCCATATCTAACATACAATCAGAATATGGGTCTAATAATACAAACGCCTGTGTTGAAGTTGGGTCAACAAAAGTGTTAAAAAGATTTTCAATTGTTACTAAGAAGAACTGAGGTGTATTTACATATAAGTCAGGTACATAAATCGGTACCGAGAAGTACTTTATACCTGTTTCATTAGAGCTCCAATTAATCACTTTAGCTGTTTCAGTCAAGGCTGAATATGTAAAACCTGTTACTGGATAATAAACTGTATTAGTGCTAGAAGTATATAAAAAGTCTGCTGTTAAGGCTGTAACAATTACCATTGCTGGTCCTACACCATCAGAGGCTCTATTTACTGCTAGTAATCCGTTACAATCACAAGCACTTAAATGATACTCAGCGATGCCTTCTACGGAAACATCTGGTACAAAATTTACAAGAGCTGCACTAATTCTTGTATCAACAAAATTAGTTAAATTATTACCTATCTCATTATAAACAACAGAAATACCATTATTATTTTGCTGCTCAATAAATAATACTAAATTATTAATCTTAGTATCTGGGTCATAATAGTTATAGTTTTTTAATAACTTTATATTATACTCGTCAGTAAAGCTTGGTTGAAAAATGTTAAGATCAATATTAATTGTATCAAAAACATTATTAAAAGGCAATCTAAATAAACTTAATGAAACGTTAAAGGTGTTCGGGTCATTAGTAGAAGATGTAGTAAAAAAGTTTTGAAAAATAAAATCACTTATAGATTGAGTAGAAATTGGGTTAATTGTAGCCTCATAATACTCCTTGCCTTGACCCCAATCAACTAATACCTTTTGATATCTGTCAAAATTTTCTTGAACATTTGATAAGCTTAAAACAAGATTAGTTAAACCATCAGTAGAAAGAGAAAAGTTAGTAGTAGAGAAAGCGCTTAGGTTACCAGACGAAAGATAATTTGTCTGGGTTGAAGATGGGGCAAAATAAAAATTTGAGCTTACTCTATTCATATTATACGTATAAGGCTACATACAAACACTGGCAGGCTATAAACGATTCCTGAGCTGCATCATTATTTACGAACGATAAGCTTGAAATACTGGCAATATTAGCATTATCGCTTGTTCTATAAATGTCAACAGTATAATCATTATTACCAGAATCGTATGTGTAGTTTACATAATAGTTTGGTGTAGTTGATCCATATATACCCCAATTATTAGTACTAGAAATATTTGAAACAGTTGGCAGTCTATTGAAAATAAATCTTAATATCTTGGTTAAATCAATACCACCCAGCGCCGCAATATTACTCCTAATAATAACTCCACCTGATTGCTCAGAAATACCATTAGCAGTAAAATAAGCTCTACAAGAGGCAAAGCTAGAAAGATAAATGTAAATTGAAGGAGTAAACCAACAATACACATTTGTTGCAGCAGGGGATGGTGTTGGAGTAACTGTTACTGATGGGGTAATGGTAGGTGTAGGTGTAACTGTTTTTGTAGGTGTAACTGTTAAAGTTGGGGTAATGGTAGGTGTAGGTGTAACTGTTTGAGTTGCAGTACTTGTTGGGGTTGGGGAGTATAAAGGAGTTAAAGTAGGAGTAGGTGTAACAGTATTTGTAGGTGTAACTGTTTTTGTAGGTGTTAAAGTTGGGGTTACTGTATTTGTAGGTGTGACAGTTGGTGTAACTGTAGAAGATACTGATATTGAAGGTGTTGGTGTTGGTGTAACAGAACTTGTTGGTGTAGGTGTAGGAGATAGCAGGAAGATTGGGCAGGTTGGAGTTGGTGTTGGTATACGCACTCTACCACAAGCATCTGCTTCAGTGTCAGCTAAGGCTCCTATAAATGAAACATTTTTAATTTCAAAATTACATGTATATTCACTTGTAGAAAAGCTTATTCCAGGAAATAAAATTGAAGGAGAAGCATCACAGCCATCTGCAAAGTCAACCTCATAGCAAAAAATATCTATAAACTCGTTTGAAAGACAATCTAATACACTTGCTCTAATTCTTTTGCCGTGATTATCTAATACAACTTTGTAGGTGTTAAACTTAACTTCATCTACAGAAGTGACTTGTTGTGCAAGATATAAATTGTATGCTGTTAAATTATTTGTTGTTGTTAAAACATTAAAATTATCTAATTGACTGCTTCTTAATGTAATAGTGTTTGGACGTTTTGCATTAGGAGAAGCAGACCCAACAGCACTTTTTCCATGTAAACGAGTACCGAAATCTCCACCAATATCAAAACCTAACCCCAAATAACCACCATACATACCAAACGGAAACATCATAGGTGTTCCGTTTAAGTAGTCTACATCAACAGCTGAGCCAGGAGCATAGCCAAAACAAGAAGCTGGTCCTGAACCAATAAAATCAGCAAAGCTTGTTAATTGGTAAAAATAAACACAAAAACCTTCTCCTGCTCCCCCTCTAGTAAAATTAGTAACTGTTCTAGCAGAACAAATTTCTGTACTATTAACTGTACCTAAAACCTGCTCATTATTAAAAATATAAGCTGCAGCATCAAATACTATCTGTATGTCTTTATCAGGGTTAAAACCGCAAACATAGTTTAAAAAAGTAACATTGTTACCAAATGTGCTTAAAGTATCAACACTAGCAGAGTTAAACTTTAAGCTGTCATTAGCTAAATTGTGAACAGCTGTAATACTTTGGCAGGGGGGTTCATAATTACAAGGATATTCTATTGTATTAACTGAAAGGGGCAACACATAAAAACCAACACTCTTAGGATATGTTTGTAAATCTAAGAACTTAGAGAAATAACCATCAGCAAAGTTAGAAGAGAAAATAAACTGACTTGGAGTATAAATGTTTATTGCGTAAGGATTAACTGTCTGATTATTCTTTAAGAAACGGTAATTAAAAATTGATAAACCCTCTACTCCAGCAGGAAATCTACCAATAAAAGATAAATCAAAAATGTTATTAATTGAGTTGTAACTTAATACTGGTTGGTCTATACTTTTTATATTATACTCTGCTCCGCTTGGTAAGCTATTAACAGAGAATGGTAGTAAACTTGGAAAAGATTGCTCGTCAACTGTGTTAAATGAAGGGAAAGCGTATGTTTTATTAAACGTCTTTAAATTAAAAATTTCAATTTCTGGATAAACAATTTTTAATGGTGTAGCTGATAGGAAAGGGCAGAGAGTTAGCTTAAAATTGTATACAGAATCTTCATTTTCTATATACCAAAACACAGAATCTTTGTTAAAATCGCTTGCAACAATGTCTTGCGCGCAGCTTCCAAAAGATCCAGTTAAGTTAGGTACAGAGCAAACCATCGAAATTATTTATCTATTTTTGTTATTTCTACTACTGAAGTTCTGTTCTAAATGTGTAAAATGGAACAAATGTGTCTTGATCAATATCAAACACAAATCTCTCCATCACCTTATAGTTTTCAGTCTTAATAATAATAACATCGTTAATTATGTTGAATGTTTTTACGCTATTCCTAATTTCATTTTGAATAGCTGTACTGTACTTAGAAAACACAGCGCTAAATGCATCTGATAAAGTTTTCAATGCTGTATTATTAAAGGTTCTAACGTAAACCTCTCCAAACTTTTGATACTTTTCATGAATAGTATTGTAAATTGTTGTTGTAGAAAGAGATTGAACATCAGTATCGAACGAGCTTAATCTATATAAGAAGGCTACTTCATCAGAAGCTGTAATTAAACCTACATTTGCTTGAAAGTCTTCCAGATTCAATGCAGCTGTATTACTATATTGCTGATTAAATTGTTCAGGTACATCATAGTTGTTGAGTCTCTTATACAAAGCATAGTTATTGCCGTATATATCTCCTTGCCATCTATAGATGTCTTCTACACCTGTGTTATAACTTTCCTCTCTTGTATTAAGAGGCAAGGGTTGACCAACCGTAACACTGTAAACATCTGAATTTGCCCATATATTTCTCTCAGGACCGGTAAAGAAATCAAAGCTATCTGTTACTTTGTTGATACCAGACTTGTATTCAAAGTTAACTTCTTCATAAGACTGATAGCCATTAAGCTTTTGATACGGTTTAATGTCTTTAATTCTACCCCAATTATACTGCCCAGCTAAATCATTAATAATCCAACTAGCGTTCTCTGTAAAATAGAACACATTTGGGTATTGTAGTTTAGAATTACCTCTAGGGTTAATTGCTAAGGCTGGATCAACTGTAACATTTAGACCAGAAAGAGAAGTATTGTAGTAAAAACTATATTGCTTACTCAAAGCAACACTTAAACCTTGCTTTTCAGGTAAGAAAAAGCCACCAATTTGATTGAGCTTTCTAATAGCAAAATTAGATTCAAGTGCCTGTAAGGTGTAATTGCGATAGTTTAAAATGTTAGCATACCTTTGTCCAGCCTCAACTAAGGCACCAGAAAGCGGGTTAGATGTATTAGCATCAGCTACATACACTAAATTATTACCAAGGAACTTGTTAGAACCTAGAGCGCTTTGAGCACCTGCTACACCGTTTTTAATTATGTTAAAAATTAGGTTAGCTTCTGTTTTCTCACCGTATAAAAAGTATTTTGCCTCTAAATCATTAATGTTGGTAGAAACATACTTAACTTTAAGTTTTTGTTTGCTATTAACAACAATAGTTTTATTGTTGCTAGTTTTTAAAAACTTTAAATTGAGGGCAGTATACTGCCTAATTACATTACTGCTCAAGGCAGGAAAATATAAATCCTTGTTGAAATACAACAGGTTTAACTTTTCATAGTCTCCACCATTATAAAGCCCTGGATCCTGTAAACCTACTGCGTAATCTTTGTCATATAAGTCTACGTTTTGAGCATAATAGTAGTTTAGACTCGCATCAAGATAGTTAATTGAGGAAAGTGGTGGGAATGTTAAAAATAAAGAAGTAAAATCAGGGTCATTGTAAAGAGTGTATACATAGTTCTTTACATAAATTGTTGTACCATAATCAGAACCCTTGAGGTTATATTTAATGGTTGAGAATTTTGCTCTTTCTCTTTCCTTGGCAATATAAATTGCTACCTCTTTTAGCTTCTGTGAAACTAAGGGAATCACGGTAGCTAAGTTGTTATTATTAGAAAGGTCTAAGTCTTTAAAGAAAACCCGTTCTTGAGGGGTTGTGAGGTTGAGCAATACATATTGTATCGCAGAAATGTACTCATCCCTTATGATATTTTTCTCATCTGTATTGAGAGTTGCTTGAGGTACACTCTTTTCTGAAATATACCCCTTATACTCCAACTCAGTAGATATGGAATTTTGGTTGATCCCTTTTTTAGTCTTTGAGAAGTTTATGAATGATGCAATATTTCCGTTCATTAAATTAATCCTACTCCCCTTCTAAGAGCATTTCCGAGATATTGTTCCATTAACCCACCAGACATAGTAAAATATGTTGATAAGTTACTATCAAATTGAATAGCAGTTAACGTAGTCAAATTGTTACTCCAGTCAATATAACCATCAATCTTATTTATGTCAGAAACAACAGTTGGTGTCTGTAAATAAAAACTGTATTGCTGAGTTATACTGTTCCAGTTTATATCAGTAGGCAATCCCCAATTCCAATTATTCTGATAGGCTGATAACGGGTAGGAAGATAAACCATTAAATGTAACATCTACACTGCTAGGGTTAGCAGCAGAATATGTAGCTAAAGCAGTGGTATTACATGCAACTGTTGATGGGGTAATTGTTGTGTAGACGTTTCCAAAAAATTGATAAGAAATAATGTTAGAACCAGCAGAAATGATACTACTATTAGTAAGCTGTGCTCCTAAATTTGTTTGAGAGTATTGAGCATCTACACTAGCATACTTTTCGTAATTACTATTAAAGCCTGTATCGGAACCTAGTAATCTTGAATAATTAATGCTCAACAAGTCCATTACCCTTTGAACATCAGATGGGAACTTTATGTTGTAGTTCTTATCTTTGTAGTTTATTTCTTCAAAGAGACCATATAGCTGAGTAATGTTTGCGCCGTCAACATTAGCGTTATTGTCAACGAAATTTGCAATTTTTTCATAATATCTCTTACCAATGCTATTAGGGCTGCTTTCTTGAGTACCACCAACATATGCAAAGAAATCATCAAACAAAGATGTTTGATCTTTTAGTCTAGGCATTAACGCATAGCTCTTTAAAGTTTCAACATAATCGAAGTTTTCATTAATCTTCATTATGTTATACTCTACATACTCAGGATAATAATTAAACACATATATACCTTCGATGTATTGACCAAAACCGTCTGTATCCATTGCGTAACCGAATGCTGATAATACAACAGGATTTACTGCAAAAGGAACCTGTATGTTTGTGTAGGCTGTACTTAGAGAAAAGTTAGTAGTAGCTCCTATGCTTGCAAAGCTATTAGTATAATTTGCTGATAAAACACCAGCATAAAAACTGCTTAATAACTCTGTTGATATGTTGTTTGTATCATAAGCATTGTACTGAAAATTTGTAGGGAATAAATTATTGTTACCAAAGGCATCTTTTGTTCCATCAGCAGAAAGTAAAGCTAACTTAAAGGAGTTTGTTGAAATAGTTGCACTAGCAGGAATATAGTGCATTTGCCCATAGTATTTTAAAATGTTACCTTCACTATCTGCAGGAGCAATAAACAACGGAAAAGATGTTCCGTTAAACATAATGTTAGGTAACGGTGGCTGAGTTAAACCATTGCTAGTGAAGCTCCAGGAAACTGGGACTGTATAATTAACATACAAGTCAATAATTGTACTTGAATTGTTAATAAATGGTAACCCCTTCTCAAAAATAGAAAATAACTTGTTATTTAAAATCTGTTGTGCTAAAGGTACATCTTTTAAATTCTGTGTTAGATAAAGCCTCTCAAGAGTTTCTCTAGAAGGAGAATCGTCTTTAAAATAAAATACATTTTGACCGCTAGATCCAACGAAAATACTATTTACACTGCTTAGTGTACTCACATTACCAGTATAACCATCATATGTTAAGTAGAGATTTGTACTGTCTGTACTTAGAGACCTAATAATTGTTGTTTGGTTCTCGTTTGTAAATTGCCAGAAAGGAACTAAATGGTACCAATTTGTTTGGTAATATGTTCTATTTTCGTAGTCGTTAGAAAAGCTACCATCACAATATAATTCAATCTTGTAATCTATAGAAGATAAGCTGTTACATAGCTGCCAAGTATTATATCTATAGACATAAACAGGGTCAGTAAATTGAGCAGCAAAAGCTGTCATGTTATCAACATACGTTCTGCTTTGATTAATACCCGAAGTTGTAGTTGAAGAATTATAATAAACATCATTAACAGGAACAATGGATGGGTTAATTACATCTGTAATGTAATTATAAGCTGAAAGATAGGTTGTATAACTCTCAATCGGTTCACCATTTAAATCAGCAGTAAATAAAGTAATTTTATAAACCCCAGGCAATGGAAAATCATAGACTGAGTTGTTTTCTTTTAAAACAAATTTATCATTAACAGCAAATACAATAAAGTCTTTGTCGGCAGATAAAGGTAAACTAGATAGAGAAACACTTAGAGTTACAGGCATCCCAGTGTAAGAAGAAACTGGGAAAACATTGTTGTTGCTAACAACGTATTCCCTTGTGCTTCCCTTGCCAGTTATAATTGAAAACGGTACACTCATTAGAGAATAGTAATTAAGTTAGATAAGGTAAAGTAGTCAGGCAAATATGGGAACATAAAATCTTGAAGTACAACAGAAGATACAGAAGATTTTACATCGATATTTGGGTATTGAAAATTATAGTAAACGAAGCTTAGCCCGTTTCTAGCTCCATTTATATTAGCAGTTTGAATTGATTGTACCCCAGCAATATCAAGAATTTGAGCATTTAAGTCAGTTATGTTTACAGTACCACCTAGAGATTGTAAATCAAAATAACTCTGAATTGTACTAATAATAACACTCTTAATTTTGTCTCTATTTACAACAATATTAGGGTTTGTTGTTATTATTATCCTAGCACCGAAATTAGTATCTTGAATTGCAGAGTCGTCTACGCTTGAACCATATCCAAATTGAAATGCCATATAAACTGGATCCATAATTATTGGTTCAGCGGTTACTGTTTTTACTGAATTAATAGCTGAAATAACAAAGTTCTTTTGAGCTGGTGTTACGAAGTTATTCTTTGTAATCGTGGTAATTTTAGATGCAGATGTTTTTGGTACACAATAGATATAAACATTGTTAAAATTACAAGAAGAAGAAAACAGTATTTGATTAGATAATACATTTGTATCTAAATTTGGGTCATTTAGTTTTAAGTTGTCTGTCAAATACTTTAAATGAGAATTTAAATATTGTGAGTTGCTTAATACTTTTGTAGAGAATACAAAGCTAGCAAAGTTTGTATAAACAAAGTTTTCATAGTCAGTAGCATTTACTAATCTGTATTGAGATGTAAATGTTTGAGGTGCTCTTGTTCTAATTGATTCTACTGTTTCAGCATCAAAGAAGGCTGTTGAGTCTACCTCGTTATTAATATTAAGACCTAATACCTGTAAAGCAGTTAAATATGTCAAATTTTCATCTCTTACAGAAGCGAAAATTTGATTAAATCTAGGTGTGTTGTAAAGAGAAATTGCGGTATCATTTAACTTGTTAGAGTTAACTTGACCATCTACTCCATCAGATTGTAAGAAATACAACGCAATTAAATCTCCACCTTGTAACTGACGACCAGTAATATTATCTCCGAATTTAACTTCGTAGTGCTTATTTTCGTTTAATCTAATCTCACAAACTCTATCCTGAGGACCATATAAGAATAAGCTATCCACTCTTCTATATTCAACATATGTTCCTGTTTGTCTTTCAAATACATAAACAAAAATATTAAAGTTA